CTGCCATGCAGTTTGAATGTATCAATTCCAAGTTCTTGCATCTCTACCCAATCATCTCTCCATGGAGGTAGGTTTGCTTGCTTGAGATCAAACTCAGGATGCTCTACATCCCATGTAGAACAAGATACTCTACTGATAGGACTAGCAAAAAATATAGGATCGTCTTTTGTTCTTGTAGCATTGTATTGATAATGCTCTGGCATAATAGGGCAACCACCCCAACACGTTTCATTGACAAGCATTGAGAGCATAACAGGTTTTCCTAGATATGCACAATAGTCTTTTGCTTTTCTGATACGTAACAACTGATCACGATCTCTCATAAGATCGCGGTCTAAATTTATATAATTGAATCCTGCTTCTGCTAGTGATACTATTTCATTTGGTCTTGTTACCTCTCTAAGAATAGTATTCTTAATAAACAACTCTGGAAATACTGATCTTATTTGTCCTGTAGACACCCACGATGTATGTGGTAAAGTCACCACTCTTACTCCTGCATTGTAGATAGGAGCAAATTCTTTAATCCATAGATCTAAATTTTTTTGATCAGGTCTTATCCATATATTATTAAAGGTTGCTGATAATGGTATATCAGATTGTTGTGAAATATAAATTGCTGACTCTGTTAATGCTTCTGGAGACAAAAAGGTATCCCCCATAGCGTCTTGGTCAAACGGAGGGATACGACATGTAAAATATAAATCTAGTATATATTCTCGATATTCTTTTAGGAATGGTAAGAATGTATTGACTACAAACTCTTCACTAAGTTTCGGATTGATTGGAAGACTGAATACTCTTTTGTTCATTACCACCAGTTATTTGTTCATACAATCTAAGGTTGAGACTGTCCTCAATCCCTTCCATAGTAGGGATACGAGGAGAAGACCCATCCATCATCATTTTATCTAGGTGAGGTTTCAACTCATTCTGTATCTTACCAATACCCGCACTTAACAGACCAGAGTACTGCATTGCAACGTTGAGAGTTGCAAACTGATCGTCCTCTCTCATCATGGCAATAGAATCTAAATTACCAGTTCCAATCTTACCTGTTGTATATACATCCATTGCTGCTTGCTTGCCCATTCTAGCAATCCAATATTTTCTTTCATCTTCTTCAGTATATTCTGATGCTTTCTCAACTTCTTCCATGCTTGACCAGTTCTTGTTAATCCAGTCCATAAATGCTTGCATCTCATTATCATATTGATGCAAAGATACTTGAAATTTATTTAAGTCTAATTTATATTCTTCTATGTCAAACTCCATGAGTTGACGTTCGTAAGGATCATCAGTGACATTTAATCTGTCTTGAAGACGTGCAATTTCTACTTCTTTTCTTTTTTTGTCTAAGACAACTTTTTTTCTATCGTGATTTCTTCTTTCTACTTCTACTAATACTTGACGGAGTTTTCTTTTGTCCGTTACGTGGGAATTGACAACAAAATTTTTAATTTGTTCATGTGTCATTCCATAATCCATGTTGCTCTCTACGAAAGCTTCAATCGCATCAGATGATATATTGTACATAAAAAAAATAATTTAGAATTGTAAACCAGCTGGGACTACAGGAGTAACCCCTCCTTCTTCAGCGAGACCCTCTTCAACCATTTGACTATATGGCATGGGCACTCCCATATATTTTTGCCATAAAACATTGAGTTCTTTTATTGTAGCACAACTTTTAAATTCTTGCTTAAGTGCCAACATTGAGTCATACAATGCTTTTACTTTATCATTAAAAGTTTTATTTCCTGCCAAAACAGAACTTGCTACTTCAGATACCGCAATGCCTTTGGCGGTAGCAATACTATTTAGTAGGGGTGTTTCACCCTCTAAATTATTAGCTTCGGTTATCTGGGCATCCCAAAGATACTGTTCTAGTTTAGACTCTTCTGCCTTTAATGTCAAGAACTTTCTATCATACTCATCTTCAATGATTAGTTTTGCTGCAACTTTCATAAACTCAATAGCAGCATCATATCTTTCTTGTGGCATTTCAACCACTGTTCTTCCATCATCTAGTGCTTCTAATGCGTAATCATCATCTTCTGATAATGGGTCTTCATCTGTAACCTTGACTTTCGCACGAACTTCACCAAAATGTTTGACTCCCCATCTACCTACGTCTTCTGTTACTTCTTCGTAGGAACCAGATAATTTATTAAGATCTCTTACCCAGTCTTCATCAATAGAAAACACAGTAACACCATACTGATTAAAAGTTAATTCTGCAGTAGGTAACTCTGTAATCTGAGGGCAATGTCTTGCTATGTAATATTTTTTAGCGATTGTAATACTCATAATTAGAAACCTGTGTATCCATACATTAGAGTTCCGAACTCTATACCCGCAGCAGACGCTGTGCCAGGAGGTCCTGATCTGTCCATTCTACTATCTCTTGTAAAGGTATGACTTGCATATGTAAAGAGATAACCATTGTTGTTCTGAGAACCATCATACTGTCCACAAATAAATCCATAGTCATTTCCTGTGTGCATACTTTCTTCACCAGTAGTTAGACCGTTTTTACTTATGTTTGCTAAACGACCACCTGTGTATGTATCTCTCAAATGCCAGTCACTAGATGTTCGATAACCACCACCAGTATTCCAATAAGCAAAACCATCTCTACTTGATAAAGTTTTGTTAGTTCCGTCTGTGCCAGGTGCATCAGGCCATGATCTAAAAACTTCTGTAGGGAAATCAAATGATCTAGCAGATCCTGTTTTTATATGTCCAACTGTAGCAGCTTGACTAGATGCAGGGTTGTTTTGTGTACCATCAGGGTGTGAAGTACTAAACTGATTTGCCTCTGTATTAAGATTGTATTTTATAATATTACCAGAGTTACCACCGCCATGAACATAAGCAAAGTTAAAATCTTTTGCCATTGCGGTAGCTCTATGTTTTGTACCTACCATGCTTGCTGCAGCACCCGCATTACTGCTAGTGTTCATATTAATCTTAGACACTTGACTGGTAGTTGCGTTCCAGTTATCACCAGTTGCAAATATATAACCAGTAAAATTCAAACCTGGTTTTCCATCAATATATGCACCAGACCAGTTAGTCAAGTCTCCTAAGTTTGACTGTGAGAATGTAGCATGTGTTAATACATTAACATTTTTGTATGAGTTTCCTCCTCTATATCCACAACAACTAAAACCTTTTGTTATATTGAATCCCGCTTTATATCTTGCTTGGTCTGCACCTGATGCAGTTCCTGTTCCACTTTCAGTATCCCAGTATGCTACTCCTGTATTACCACCAGATCTAAGAACAGAACCTAAGTTACTTGCGTCTTGTGTAGGTAGTGTTACAAATGGAGATCCGTTTTGTAAAAGATCACCACTAAAATCAATATTACCATTGACGTCGACGTTGCCAGTAAAATTAGCACCACCCGTCGGAAAGGATACTGCTCCCGACTGAGCTAGATTGGTTACTTCATCGACTTTAATTCTAGATGCCATAGTCTATACAATACTCCATGATCCACCGTTACTTACAGTGATAGTATTTCCATTATTTATGCTGATAGGACCAGCAGACATACAGTTGTCTCCATTAGCAACCGTAATGTTTTCTGCAACACTATTCCTATTTCTCTTGAATACTCCGTAAGTATCAATCCACTGCTTGTCTCCTTCTGCACGAAGAACAACTGATCTTTGACCACTTGATAATCCAACTGATGAGGTATTAACATTAACACCGTTTGATCCTCTAACTTCTAGTCTATATGTTGACTGTGATTGGTCACTACCACCATATAATGTCCAGTAACCACCATCACCGTTAATGGAACCCATTCCAGTATCGTTGTTAGAACGGAAGTAGAAGTCATTTCCTGTTCTCAAGTAAGTATGAGAGTTGTTAGAGAAGTAGAATCTTTCTTGACCACCATCATCAGTAATCCATACGTTGACTCTTCCTTGTAAGTATGGAAGACTTAAGGCAGTATAACCGTCAAGTAAATCTGCGTTAAGGTTAGGACATACAGTTGTAGAATTAACAGAGATTGGTGCAGTACCAGTTGCGATGCTAGATGAAATTTGTTTCTCAGCTCTTAATACTTCCTTGACTGTTACACCACCATCTCCTCTAAGATGCATACCCTCAATAGGTGTTCCTGCACCATCGACTCTGAAACGCATTACAGCAGCACTAGCAGCATTACCTGTGTACATCTGATCAAGATAAACATCTCCAACACTGTTATCATAACGTAGTAAGAAACCTTCATTAGTGCTATTATTTTCACCAGTCATTCTGATCTGAGGATCACCACTTTGATTGGTTCCAGTGGTTCCTGCAGAAATTCTAAGTTCAGCAGTTGATCCACTATTACTATAAAGGTGAAGTAGTGCAGATGGGTTGTTTGCTTGATTACCAATACCTACATTCTCACCTCTCCATACCATTGTGGTATTAGTACCAGTGGTTCCATAGTATAAGTAAGAATTATTATAACCAAAGTATTTGGTGTCACTACCAAATCTAATATAACCTGCATTAGAGTTACTCTTACCTTTAATTGCTAATGCATTGGTTGTAGATTTACCAAGAGTAATACCATTACCATCTGCAAGACTTAATGTTCCTGTACCGTTGTTAGAGAATATACCTTGATCACCATACAAGTCATTAACTGTTAGGTGTCCTGATCCATCTCTACGTGCGATTGTATTGCCTGTAGCAGCAGTAGATTGAACATAACCATCTAAGTAATGGGCGTCTAGTTGAGAAGTTGAGCCGTCATTTCCACTATGCCATACCGTGTTACCATTTACAGTAAAGTCTGAAGCATTAAGTCTAATAGCACCATTTCCATCTGTGCCATTACCACCTGAGATAATAAACTGTACATCATAGTTTGGTGCTTGACCAGATGATCTAAAGTCTATTGTTGGTGTAGTAGAAACTGCTGCTTTACCAATCTGCAACTTAGCACCATTTGCATTATCACGTAATCCAAAGATTGTTGTAGATCCACCAGAAACTTTGTTTGATGATGATACAGTCCATTTTGTGCCAGGATTAGGTCCGAAGATGTAAATATTTGCATTTGTATTTGCACCTACAAATGATATTGTTCCAGTAACTAATGAATATATTTCACCAGTTGTGTGTGTCTTCTCTTGAACACCACCAGAACTATCAACTACGATAGAACCAATGTTATTTGTTGCACCTACGTCAGAGTAGATAGTGTAGGTTCCACCATTATTGATGTTACCACCAACACCACTATTACAATGGAAGTCTGGAATGTATAATGTAAATTTGTTACCTGTGTCATTAACATAGAA